CGCCATCTCCACTTGCAAGGGTGCCATTGCCCCGCCGGGCCGCTTCACTTCGATAAAAACCGCCTGCCCATTACGCAGGGCTAACAGATCGGGCCACCCGCGCTGTGAGTTCAGGCCCATTTTAGTGACGATCCACCCGCGAGCGGTCAGCCATTTGACGCAGTCCGTCTGGACGTGCTTTTCGAGAATTTTCTTTTCCATAGCTCAAAACATTTCAGTCTGAACGAGCTTATTAAACCGCTTTCCTGCCAGTTCGCAGTTAGCTATAGCCTGTTTGAAATAGCTTTCTTTTAGTTCAATGCCTATAGCTTTTCGCCCCTGCGATACCGGCGAATATACCTCGCTACCTACACCCATGAACGGGGTTAGTACCACTTCGCCGGGGTTGCTGTAAAGCTCAACGATACGATCTATTACATCCAGTTGCAGGGGGTGTACGTGCTTTTCGTCGTCTTCCTCTTTTGCATCCCTAAACGGCAAAACGTTATCAATCCGGATATCATCCCACACACTTGAAGCATACCGCTGCCAAATCAGGTGCGACATTTTGTTTTCGCGCGGGTCGCCGTCAAACCCCATCCACTTTTTGCGAAAATCGGCATAGTTGCCATAGGTCTCGATGTGTGCCGGCAAAAAAGGAGTTTCGCCGAAATACTCTTGCAAACCGCATGGATGCGTAACAGGTACTTTGTTTTCGCCACGCTTGGTAAAAATCAAAACGTAATCCGGCATGGCCGTAAAACACCGCGTCGAATCCTCTACAATAAACTTGTGCATGAGGCTTTGCACCATTGTCCGCATCCGCACCTTTAGCGGCTCCTTCCAAATTGTTATACGATTGCGGTAATGGAACCCGTATTTCTCGTGAATGCGGATAATCTCATGCGGAAAATCCCATAGGTAACACTGGTTATCGTGGATGTCCGTGCAATGTACGGCGGTAATTCGGCCCGGTTTTGTTACCCTGGCTTTTTCTTTTACGAGAAATTCGTACTGCTGCAAAAATTGCTCTTTGCTTTCGCAGTTACTGAAATCGTTTTCGGAGCTGCTGTAATTGTACAGGCCCGCGAAAGGAGGCGAATAAACCGATAGGTCGATGCTTTCGTCGGCCAGTGTTGGCAGGACGTACATACAGTCGCTATTGTAGATAGCGTAGTCGTTGGTAATCACTTGGTCTTTGATCATGGCTGTGTGTTTAGGAAGTTTGGTAAGATTATTTGTTTGTCAAATTGTTTTTTGAAGATTTTGAAATCTGAATTCACCTCGGCTGTTAGCTTGTCAAACATTTCAATAGCCCGGGCCTTTTTCGCTTGCAGGGTTTTCATTATTTCGGTCTGGCCGTCGGACATAACCAAATCCACGGTAACGGGCCGCGTTTGACCGAATCTCCAGAAACGCCGGATAGACTGGTAATATTGCTCATAGCTGTATGTCGGGAAATAGGTGCAATGATTGCAGTGCTGCCAATTTAAGCCAAAGGCGGTAATACTTGCCTTAGTTATTAGCTTTTTGATATTGCCGTCCGAAAAGTTAAGCAGTATGTCCTCCTTTTCGTCGATGGTCATCGCGCCGTAAATCTCGACCGCCATCGGGTTAAGGTCGCCGATAATTTTTGCCTCGTCGTTCAGGTTCACCCAGTGGACGGTCGTTTCGTGCATGGCCGCCAGTTCCACGGCTTTCTCGCACCGCTCTTGCAGGGTGTTGCGCACTTCGCTTTTGATCTCCCTAAACGATATGGCCGGCATATTGAAGGCCTGTATCTGCTGCCCGATAATGAAAGGCTTTGTGTTTTGCACTATGCTTACCTGTTCGATAAGCTCCGGCAAAATGTGGTATTCGTCGCTGTACCCAATATCCGACGGCTTGCGCATGGATATGCTCCAGCTTGACACCCATCGCCAAAAATCGCGCTCGGCATGGGGTTTGAGGTAGTATTCTTCGCCTTGCCTTGCTTTGCTTACCTGACTGAGTTTTGCGACGTTGTTCTGGTTATTCTTAAAAAACTTGCCTATCATGTCCATATAGCCCATATAACCCAGTGCCTCACTGCTGGTTCCTAATTCGATATGGTTATTTGGTGATGGTGTTGCGGAAAAGAGAAACCGGTATTTTGTCTTTTTCAGAAATGCGGTGATTGTGTTTTTTGTCGCGCCTTCAAAATTCTTTAAGATGCTACTTTCATCCAGCAGCACGCAATCAAAGTCCGCTGTATTGAATTTGTCCAGGCGCTCGTAATTACAGACCACGATGCGCGTATCGTGTTTGCCGTCCTTTGAATAACTAATATCCTCGATGCCGAATTTTTGCGCCTCTTTGATGAACTGGAACGCCACGGCCAAAGGGGTAATAATTAGCACCGGCTTTCCGGTGTATTGGTGATAATTGACCGCGATAGTCAGTTGAATAATTGTCTTACCCAGACCAGTATCGAGAAACACCGCGCACCGGCCTTTGCGTATCGCAAATTCGCAGACGTGTCGCTGGTACTCAAATAGTTTGTCAGGGTAATAGTTCGGCTCGATGCCGTAATCTTCGCCGCGATGGCGTTTGCTTTCGATAAATTCTTCGTAGGTCATGTGTGGTAGTTTTTTTCTGTGTGTGTTTGGTTTTCTCAATATTATACGCTAAACAAATCCCTCCTGTAATGCTGCAACGTGTAATCTTTCTTGTCATGAACAGCCGCCAAAATCTTGCTTTCAATCCCCCCGTCATATTGCAGCCATATCACCAGCGCTGGTGTAGCCCTGTTCAAAGACTGGAGCCGCGCCCGCGCCTGCCAGTAGGATACCGCCGCAAAGTCGATGTTGTACATGATCAGCGCATCCGCCGACGATAGGTTCACCCCTTCGCGCCCAGCTGCTATCTGAAGCAAGATATGCGCCGGGCCGGTCGCCGCTGCGAACTGCTCAGGGCTTGAGCATCCGCCACCTAACACCTCAGCCAGCGCATTGCATTCAGCTTGGTACTTGTAAAACACCGCGATCTTACGCCCGGACCACTCCCGCTTAATCCATTCGGCCTTGGACCGGTCCGCCACTATCCGCTCGCCGCGCTCGGTTATCACCGTCCCGCCGCATAGCTGGTGGATTTTCTGCATCTCTTTAACCGCGGTATCTGCCACCACCATGTCGCCGCTCCGCGTATGGAATAGTTTATCCCGGCGCAGCAGCCGGATAGCGGTCGCAATGTGCGACGGCATGGGTACCGTCTCCACCCGCTCTGTAACCTCGCACTTGAACCCGGCTTCCTCTTGGGTGTAGGAAATCATGTAGCGCTTTGCATCGTCAAGCACCGCCGTGTCTTTGCATCGGTTGTACTGCTTAACCATCCGGCCGTTGATATAACGTTCCCACGGCTCGCCGTACACCTTGTGCCACTCGTAGAAATTGCGGTATTGCTCCCACGGCCCGCGCCCGGTGGCGTAGAACTGGTGAAACAGCTGCGACGTACTTTCCGGCGTAGGGGTGCCGGATAACAACAGATGCGCCCCGGCCGGTATTGCGTTCACCTGCTCCGTCCTTTGGTTCATGCGCGGATATTGGCCCATCGTATGCGCTTCGTCTAAAATCACCACACAATAACCGCCGTCCGGTACTTCTACCTTGTGCAAGCTCTCCCAATTGATGAACTCAATCGAGTAGCCCGCGCCAGCGCCCTGCATCACCTGGTAATCCATGCGGATTGAACCAAGCGCCTTCAACTTCGACACGAATAGCACCCGCTTTGCGCCGTACAACGAACACGCCTGCATGGCCGTGAACGTCTTACCCGTCCTAACCTGCATCGACAGGTAACAGACACCACGGGAGCGCAGCATCTCTGCCGCACGCCCCGCGATGTCGTTTTGGTAGTCCCTTAGCTGCATTGGTCGTTAAGGGCTTGTTTTACCGTCTCGGTCAGCGCGTCGATGTCAATCTCGCGCCCGCCTTTCTCGCTCAATACCTGCACCTTTATTTCATTCTTCGGGTTTGGTAGTAGCACTATGTGATAGCCGTCAAGTTCTTTATATAACAGCTCCTGCGTTTTTGCGACCTTTTCCATACTGGTATCGCGTGGCAGCAATAGTAAAAATATCGGTTTCGCCATGTCCTCAATCCTTAACCGCCCGTTGATATTCCGCCTTGCGCTCGTTGTAGCACTCGATCCAGTCGGCACGATCGGTGTACCATTGCTCCATCGCTTCGCCTTCGATTTCCTCGCGGTAGTTGCTCAGGAACGAATCAAGGGCGACCCCGTAAGCGTGCGTTATGTCCATCACCTCGCCGCCCTGTATGGTCACGGTGAACATAACGTCTGTCTCGATATCGTCGCCGGGTAACAGCACCGGCCACTCTACGCCGTAATTCTGCCGCATCCGGTCGAACTGCTGCTCAGGGGTCAACTTAGGCAGGGTCATTGCTTTCCGCCTCCCATCGGCTTTTAAATGGTTCGGGAATTTCGCCGGTGAAAGGGGCGATGTGCTGCCAATCTAAACTGCCTACTATGTACGGGAAATTATCGGATAAACTTTTGCCCTCGTACTGACCTAATTTCATGGTCTTACAAGGATCATCCCACGCAAACACAACCTCCCCCGGCTTCGGCTCCCACTTAGGAAGCCAGTCCGTGCCGATGTCGATACCCTGCGCTTTCAGCTTTTCGATTGCTTGCAGCGCGGCTTCGGTGAACTCTTCGCGGGTGGCTGGTTCTAATCCAAAGATATTAGAGGCAGCAACGAAATGTATATTCTCACAATCAGTAGAAATTAACGCATCGTTTTTTTGCCAAACTAATGCCCGACCATTTTTTCCAAACTTATCCATTGCCGCCCTCCTTCCTATGCGCCAGCTGATACGTCGTCTGCTTCGGTTCTTTGGCAGTAGTGGTTGCCTCCCATACCTTGCGGTATGCCCTGAACAGGTCGAGATGCGCGGTCAGCTCAGGCCCGACAGGCAATACAACGAGCTGCCATCCCTTGCCCTGAATAGCGTCGCCGCGCCCCGCACCCCGTGTCTTCGCGTTCAACCATAAGATGCACACGGCCTGTATGGCGTGCTTATCGGCAGAGCGTCCCGTCCTTACAAGGTGGTGGTACGCTGCCAGCTGCTGCCAATAGGTGTCCCATACCCCGTTGGATGTCTTAATATCCACGATGCAATGACCGACCCCTTCGACATAGCCGACCCTGTCCACGGTACCGGCCCATTCATGGCCGACATAGCGCGTTTCAATTTCAGACCATTGAACAAGCCGGCCCCGGCTAAATTCAACATAGCGCTCAAACATGGCCCACTCTTCCAGGGTGCAAGCTGGTGAGCCGTCCGGGTTGAATAGTGTCACCTCTTCGCCCTGGTCATATCGCTCGGTCATGGTATGCACGGAAGTACCGCGCCGGCCCGCCGCTGCGATCACCTCATCGGTCTTGCTGCCTTGTTCCTTCATCCATTGCAGCAGCGCGTATGGCTTCGGTGCCGCCTCAAGCACGGTGGTCACCGATGGCACCCACGCGCCCGTCTCCGGGTGCGGATAGAAGCGCCCGTCTGTGAAGGTTAGCTGTCCTGATTCGATTTTTGCGTGCTTCATCAAAACGGCGCCTCCTCGCTGCTGTTGATGTTGGATACCGGCGCAGCGAGTTGCGCATTACCGCCGCAATGCTTCACGATCAGCGCGTCGATTGCTTCGTCAAGGTCGGTGCTGTCCCATACCATCTGGCCTTTAATACGCACCTGCTGCATCTGTGGCAACTGTTCCGCGCTGTCTTTTGTGTAAGCAGATTCAATCTTGCGTCCTACCTTGTTCGGCCCGCCCTGCGTAATGGTAAACCCTGACCTGCGCTTACCTGTTTCGCTGTCCACAAAGTCATAAGGTGCAAGCCATACTTGCTGGCTCATGTCGATGTTGGGCAGTTTCTTTCCAAGGTCTGTAACATACCGCGACCCGTGCCGCATGGTTACGATAGACGCTTCGCCGCTGGCATCTTCCAGGCGAATCTGCCAGTCCTTGCCATACTCGCCCTCTTTCAGGGTTGCCGAAACGATGCGCCCGGACACGTCCTTGTAGAATTCCTCATGCACCTGTTTACCGGTCTTCGTAGTGCGTTCTTTTGAAAACGCGGTAGGTTCTTTGACGCGCTTAATCAGCTTTCCGTCTGCAACGGTATAATAGTTACCGCCGCCGCCTGTGTGTGGTGTTGCTCCCATTTCTGAAAATTGTTTAGGTTAGATATTTGGTTTTTTGAAAATTGGTTTTTGTCAAATATAGCCGGCGGTC